GAATCTCGCACACACTTGGGAATTTGAGACCAAGCAGGAAATGTATAACATCGCTGTGGGACTTCATAGCCAATTTGAAGACTGAGCCATGATTACAACGGAGGAATACATAGAAGCCTTACAGGGGGTCAAACGCCCCTTGATAAAGGCACACGACGAGATAACGGGAGTGGCCGACTTCATCGAGGCTCGCTTGCAGACCGAAAAGGAGTTTGCCGACAGCCGGGTATATGGCACGGTCTGCTATGTTCTCGGAATCTTGGAGGAACAGATAACAAGCATAGGAAATCAAATCACCAAACTCAAAAAATAATGGAACGTAAAAGAATCATCGTAATCACCCCGGAGGAACGCAAGTATCTGCAGAAGATGATCGGCTGCTCAGGCGTAACCGTGTGGGAAGCGGTAAAATACCGCAAAAGTAATGACATACACAAGCGCATCCGCAAGGCAGCGATAGAGCGCGGCAACCCGCAAATGGTAATCGCGCCGGAATTCGACACAATCTATATCACCAACCGCCGAGACGCTGACGAAAAGATGCACCGCTACATGGTGCAGTCTTTTGAGAACGGAGCGACGTTGGAGGGATGCTTCGACACCGGGCTTGTAGAGGTACGCGACAAGTGCGGCGCGGTCAGAGGCCAGTGGCAGAACCCGAAAGTAACCGAAATAACAGCCATACAGGAGGTGGCGCAGTCGCTTTGAGGTATGGTCAAGTATTACAATCCTCCAAAGGCCATGTGCACTGCCCAAGAGCTCGCATCTCTGCTATCCCCCGTTGACAGACGCAGAATGGCATATCGGTATTTTGTCCATACCGCTGAAAAACAGAAGCAATCAGACGGGCGAACATATATCGAGGCATTGGCGGCTTCTCTCCGGAACGGAAGAAGTGATCTTCAACCCACAATTCTGAACCGTCTTTTAAGCCTTTGGCGACAGATTCAGAAAGAATGGCAGGTATCGCAGGTGCGTAATACTCGCAGTCTTGAAGATGTGCTATGTTTTTTAGAGTCTCGTGGACTAACGGTCGATTCTGAAACAGTGAGTATCGTCCATAATAGATTACGCAAAAGGCAATCTCCCACGGCTTGATGATAGCGGGCTTTTTCATAAAGAGCGATTAAAGAATTAACGACTACAAAATTACAAAAAATATGGAGTATTACGGCGGCTCACTTGGAATAAGCCAAGCGGAACTAACCGACGGCATTATGACTAAATCAAACCTTGACTACTACAAACGGAAAGGTGTGATTAGAACCCTAAGGCGTGGCTGTTACGGTACTACTGCATTATACGATGTCGAGACCTTACCGACGGAACACCGGGCAGAGGTAAAGCGGCGGTATGTAGACCCGGAGGCACAGGCAAAGGCGCGGGCATTCATTGACATAATCGTGATAGATCAGATAGCCGCTTCCTACTACGAGGGAGTGAGCATCGAGGGAGCGCGGGGACTGAGCGACGAGAAACGGATGCTCTACACCAACTCCGCCTCGATACTCAACGCTTGCCATAAAATGCTTATGGATGCAGCCGCCGAACAGAAAAAAGTCGGCAAGAGCCGCCGGGTAAAGATGAGCGAATTTTGGGAAGCTCGCGCCAAAGACCTGCCCCGCGTGGCCGACATCTACCCCCACAGCCTCCCGGAGAATCCGCGAGTGCTGCAACGCAAATACCAAGAATATTTTCGCGGTGGACAGCCCAATTACGAGGTATTGATTTCGGGTAAATTCCGCAACAAGAACGCCGCGAGGGTGGCAACCCCGGAGCAGGTGGCATGGCTGACAAAATTCTTGGAACATCATACCAACCTCGACGGACAGGAGGTCGCCGATTACTACAATATGGTATGCGAGGCTTTCGGTTGGCCGAAAGTTACGCGCCGGACGATGTTGGTATGGCTGCAGAAACTCGGATGGCTTGTGAACGCCGGACGGCACGGAGCAAAGGAATATATGAACCGCTACGGAATGCAGAACAAACGCTTTGCACCGACCGCGCCGATGCTGTTCTGGTCGCTCGACGGATGGACGGTGGAGCTATACTACAAAAAGCGCACCGAGGGGAAGCGCGGCGGTCGTACCACATACTGCAACCGCATGACGGTGGTAGTGGTACTCGATCCTTTCAACAAATACCCGATAGGCTACGCCACAGGCTATCAAGAAAGCCCGGAACTGATAAAGGCCGCGCTTCGCAACGCCACCAACCACACGGCAGAACTTTTCGGCCAACGTCTGCGGCCTGTTCAGATACAGAGCGACAACTACCAAATCAAGATTATGCTTCCGACCTACGGCATGGCCGAACATGTAACCCCGGCAGAGGTAGGCAACGCAAAGGCCAAGCCGATAGAGCCGTATTTCAGACGGCTCAACCACAAATACGCTAAAAAATGCTCTGGCAACTGGAGCGGCTACGGCATAACCTCCCGCAAGGAGAGCCAGCCCAATATGGAATGGCTCAACGCGCACAAGGGGCAGATACCCGACGAGGCCGGGGTAAGGGCGCAGATAGAATGGATCATCGAATCGGAACGCGCCGCCAAGCGCGAGGAATATGTGGCCGGATTCAGCCGCATACCCGCCGACCGACTTCTGCCGATGCCGATTGAAAGCTACCTGCTGAACTTCGGGCAGGAGACAGGCTACAAGAACACATTGGAGGGCAGCGGCCTCAACGTCCGGCTTCTCGGAGAGCGCAGGACATACGACAGCTTCGACCTCGAATTCAGAAAATACGCACACCTGCGGTGGAGCATCAAATATGACCCCGACAATATGCAAGAGGTCTTGGCCGTGAGCGACGAGGGGGACATCCGCATACTGCTAAAAGAAAAGCACCTGCAGCCGATGGCACTTGCCGACCGCCGTCCCGGAGACGCGGAGGAACTGCAAAAGGTAAAGGACTTCAACGACGAACTGAAACGCACCGTGATAGAATACGACAGGCAAGCCACCGAGATAGCGCGTGAGAGCCTGTTGCGCCACCCCGACCTCGGCAACCCATACATAACAGGCATACTCACCGACAGCCGGGGACAGAACAAAGACCGCAAGAGCCAATACCGCCTCGAATACACAGACGTAACCGAGGAGACCGCATACGAGGAAAGCGCGGGCGCGGGCATAGCCGAATCGACACGCGACCTCTATTGATTAACGGATAATCATAAAACTAATATAGGAAATGAAACAGACAGAAAAAGAAGCCATAGCCGCCAAACTGCGGACGTATGTAGACAGCAAGGAGAGCCAAAACGCCGCCGCCAAATCCCTGCGTGGCGTGAGCGCGGCCACCGTGAGCCAGATACTCAACGGCAACTGGGATCTAATCTCCGACGACATGTGGCGCACGGTAGGTAACCAAATCGGCTATGACCCGCGCAACTGGGTCGTGATAGAGACCGAGGGTTACAGGCGCATGACGCAGGTATTGACCGACGCGCAGCGGCACTCGCTCGTGATGGCCGTAACAGGCGACGCGGGCTGCGGCAAAAGTCAGGCGATAAAGGTATATGCCGGAGGCAACAGGAACGTGATCGCGCTGAGCTGCTCCGAATATTGGAACCGCAAGGAGTTCCTCGGAGAGCTGCTGCAGAGCCTCGGCACAGAACCCGGCGGCTCGACGGTGGCCGACATGATGCGCGAGGCCATACGGCAGCTCAAACGCCGCGAGGGGGTTCTGATAGTGTTGGACGAGGCCGACAAACTCTCCGACCAAGTGCTGCACTTCTTCATCACCATATACAACAAACTGGAAGATACCGTGGGAATTGTCCTCTGCGCCACGCAATACCTCAAAAAGCGGATAGAGCGCGGAGTGGTGAACAACCGCAAAGGCTACAAGGAGATATACTCACGCATAGGCCGCAAATTCATACCGATGCCTGTTGTGAACCGGGGCGACATAAAGGCCGTATGCACCGCCAACGGCCTTGAAGACCGCCGGGAGATAGAACGTATCATTGACGATGCCGACAACGACCTGCGGCGCGTAAAACGCCTTGTGTGCGCCCTCAAACTGAAATCAGCCGAGGGTTAAACCCCGGTCAAACACCAATTAAACAATGGCAAAGGCATTAAGCAACCGCAACGTGTGCGACGCGAATTTCAAGGTCGCCGACTTCACCGGGGAGTGGCTCGCCACATTCGGGAAGCCGGAACTGCGCGGCGCGTGGATCATCTTCGGGGAGAGCGGCAGCGGCAAGACCCATTTCGCGCTCTCGCTTCTTGCCTATCTGACGCAGTTTGTAGACAAAGCCGCCTACGACACCATCGAACAGGGCTTGTCGCTATCATTCAAAAACTCTTGGTTAGACGCGAACATGGCCGAGGTCGGCAACAAGGTTGTGGTCTACTCAAAGGAACAGATCCCGGCATTGCGCGAGAGGCTGCGCAAGCGCAAAAGTCCGCAGGTTGTGGTGATAGATTCCATAACCGCGCTTGTGGGGTTCACGCGCAGCACCTTTGCATCGCTTATGGACGAATTCCCCGACAAACTTTTCATCTTCATCGCCCACGAGGAAAACGGCAAGCCCTATCCAGCGGTGGCGCGGCACGTCCGCAAACTGGCCGAGGTGAAGATCCGCGTGGAGGGTTTCAAGGCATACCCCACGACCCGCTTTGCCACCGCGGAGGGAGGCGGCGAGGAGTTTGTGATATGGCCGGAGGGTGCGGCCAAATACTACGCTCAAATAATAGACAAGGAGACCAACCAATAAAAACGAGATATTATGGCAACAGTTACGGCACAACAGCAGAAGTGGCTGCTTAAAAAATTCCACACGCTCTGCGCCCGGCTCAACATGGACGCGGACATGAAACTGGCTCTTATATCCGGCTACGGCGTGGAGAGCAGCAAGGATCTTACAAACGCGGAACTCTTGGAACTCTGCGACCACCTCAACGAGATACTGAACCCGGAGGATGCTAAAACAGACAAGATGCGCAAGCGCGTGATAGCGGCCATCGGAGGTTGGCTGCGCATGATCGGCAAAGGCGACGAGGGGATAAACTACATAAAAGGCGTGGCGTGTCAAGCGGCAAAGACCGACAATTTCAACAAAATCTCTCTTGAACGGCTCACCACCATCTACAATATGTTCCTGCGCAAGCAAAAAGATGCAAAGAGCGTGAACGAGGTGGCCGGGAAGATAGCATACGAAGCGCGGTTTGGCACGGATAACAATCTTCTGAACTGATACAGGCATGAGTACAGCAATAGAACATCTAAAAGAGCGCACCAAAACCTGTATGGGCAATGACGGCCACGTGGTCGGGGTCGTGGAATACGACGAGGCAATTGCCGCACTCCATATTCAGAAAGCGTGTCTAATAGAACATTTTAAGAATTTCATTCTGAATGTGCGACTTTGCCAAGCCATAGGCTTAAACAAAGACTGGGAGCAGATACTCGACGAACAATTCAAAGATTTATAATTATGCCAGAGAAGAAAAAAGAGAACCTCAACAAGCAGGTGAAAGGTGTCGGCCATATCACGGTCTACATCAAGGTTACCAAAGGCAAGACGGTAACGACCTATTATACCCGATACGGCTTTGCCGGGGTATATACAAAAGCATCCTTGCAGACTGTTGCCGCTAAATTCAAGGAGATTGGCATAGACAGCACCCGCAGGGAAGAGCCGGACGCAGATAAAATCACCGCTTCAACCAAAATATACACATCAGACTGCCAATATATAATTCCACAAGACTTAAACCCGGAGACATGATAGAGGTACACATGAACGAGGGAGGCCACCAATGGGAGAAAACCAACCTCACGACATTAGGCGGAGACAATGGCCGCTCCACATACGACACTTACCGTTGCACCGCTTGCGGACTGACCGGGAAAATGTATCATTTCAACCATATTACCGTGCAGGAACGCTCCCGCAAAAAACTGTTTAGCTGCCCCGGCATGAAAAAAACGCGGAAAATCCGAATCACCTGCTGTCGGGCAGTAGGATCACAATTCGCCAATCTCACGCCGGACAGTATCCATGAGGTAATTCCGACACCTCCGGGAAACAACGGCAACAACGGCGTGTGGGTAATGGGGGTCGGCGAGCCTGTAAAAGTGCTGAATGGTGAATTTACATACATCAACGAATGAGCCGCAAAGCACTTGAAAACGAGATAACCTCACACATCACCGAGGTAACGAGCAGCCTTGAGATGGCCGAATACGCAGCCCTTATGCGGTGGCTTTCGGACTGGGCGCACGAAAAGGCAGAACTCGCCGATTACCTGCCCGACTTTGACTGCGAAGAAGAATAACAACCATCAATAAAAAAATAATATGACAGTAATCGAAAAGCAGTACATGGACGCGGTGATAGCGATGAACCGCAAAATGGCAGATCAGAACAAAGTAGACTGGGAACGCTACCGCATGGACGCAGCCCAAAATGTGGCAACCTACTGCATGGGGCTGTATCTTACCAACCGGGAAAGCGACAGACCTACCTATGCGGAAGTTGCGGAAGTCGCTGTAAAAATGGCTAACGCTCTCGTGACAGAGCTGCAAAACAATCCTCTAAACACGAAAAACGACGGAAATGGATAAAGAGCGATTCAAAGCAGTATGCAATGCTTACAAAGCAATGTATTTCAGCGCAAAAAACGATAAAGAGCGCAAGGATAGAATCAACTCGTTCCGCGCCGGACAAATCAAAATATCAAAGGGATAATCACCCATCATTTAATCACCATTAAAACAACAGACAAATGGCAAAAAGAGAAAAGAAAACAATCATCAGCGGCGTAAGCCGCGAGGCGATGGAGGACGCTTTCAGAGCATACGCCGACGCCGACGCAAAGCAGCGATCACTCACCGCCGAAATGGACGGCAAACTCGTGGAAATCCGCGAGGACTACGCCGACCGACTGGCCGAACTCGACGCGGAGAAAAAGGCCGCATTCGAGAAAATGCAGGTGTTCGCCACCGAGAACCGCGAGGAACTGTTCACCAAGCGCAAGAGCATGGAGACCACGCACGGCATCCTCGGCTTCCGCACAGGCAATCCCAAGCTGAAAGCCCGCAAGGGCATGACGTGGGCAGGGATTCTCGAACTGCTCAAAATCAAAGGCAAGAACTACGTGCGCATGGTCGAGGAGGTGGCAAAGGACAAACTCCTTGCCGAGCGCGACCTTGACGAGTGCAAGGTAGTGATGGAAGCCTGCTGCATCGACGTGGTGCAGGACGAGACATTCTTTGTAGAACCCAAATCGGAGGGATAGCCTTATGGGAAAGCGCACGGAGTTTGCCCGCGACACCATAGAGGTGTGCCGCAACTGCAAGGCCGAGGGTATGGCGATAGTCGAGGGATTCGACAAAGCCGGAAACCACACAGGCAGACATAAAGAAATCTGCCCGGTATGCGGCGGTTCGGGATTAGTGAGTAAACATATCGAGGGGTTCGTAACGGTCGAGCCTTACGACAAAAAGAAAGCAAGGCCATGAAAAGAAGCACGCCCGCCGCAAGGATAAATCGCTTGACAACGGGCAACACCGTGGAACGTGTTGCAAAGATAGCGGTTAAATTCTTAACATGGCGACAAAACCTCACAAAAATACACTCCTGCGCATACAGCACGTCTGCGACATCACCCGCGAGCATTACGAGGAGGGCAACCTTGCGAAATGCTACAAACAGGTGTGGAGGCATTTTGTGTACCCTGTCTATCCGATGTGTTACCACACGTTCCTCAGCTATCTTCGGCGTGGGCTGGAGGGATTCTCCGACAAGCCCCGCGACACACAGCCCTCCCTATTCGACGACATAGACATGGGGGAATGAAAGCGACACCGCCCGCAGAACCGAAACTGCGGGCGGTGTTGTGTCTATACCATCTCCTCGGAGAAAGCGTCGGCGAAGATGTCGCCTGTGTCAAGGGTAACATTGCGCGGTGTGAGAATGTAGCCGTCATCGACGGAGGCCGAACAGTCTATGCAGTGGGTTCGCCACTCCTCTAAATCCTCGCATATCTGCTCATGGTTATGGTCGGTGTCCGAGCCGGAATATTGGAACTGCGAGAAACTGCGTCCCTGTTCATCCGCGCCACCCGAAAAGCCGTTCAAGGCGAGTTTGACGGCGCGGATCAGCCGGAAGCGGCGCAGAGCCTCGTCGCGGTAAGGCGTGTCGGTCTGCGCGAGCGTGGCCGTTACGAAATGCAGCCTCACCGTCATATCGCCATGCACCGCTCCACGAGAGAGCGGCGACCACAGCACCGGGAGAAACTCCACGAAGATTCCCGGCGGGTTGAACGGACGCATCTGCGTGAGTCGTGCCGTGTTCTCGTTCCACAGGCCGACATAGTTAATGGCCGGAACTCCCGGTAATTTTGCGTTAGGGTCGCGTTTAGGTCGGCAGTAGATATATTTGTTATCCACGAGACGGACACGCGACAGACGCGCCTCTAAATCGGTAAAAATGCGTAATCTCATATCAATGTCGGTTAAAGTCATCGGCAAGGCGTTGCGAGAACTCCTGCAGCCGTTTGAAAACAATGTCGCCGAGGGCTTGCTGCACCTTTTCGTGGTCGCCTATGAACTGGCGTTGCGGCATATTCATCTGCCGGGAATGTGAGCGCACCATGTAGGTGTTCCCGGTCTTCTTAGACGTGCGCGAGTGAGAGCGCACGGTAACGGCGAAATTGCCGCCCTCGTTGTGCAGGGCAGTATATGGTCGGTCGGAGGTGAAGACCACGGCCATTCCCCGAATCATAGAGCGGATGGAGCGTCTCATCGCCCCGGTAACGATAAGGATAGAGCCGCGTCCGCGTTTGTTGGTCTTGCTCGCCTTTGTCGCCACCCACTTCTCGCCGAAGAAACCCTGCTGCCGGAAATTGTCCTTGAACAGCTCCGTGAGCTTCACGCGGGCATCGCGCAGAATACCGTCGTAAATGTTGCGTGGCATGGCGGCGGAGATTTAATCGGCGAGATTCAGAAACAGCAGGGAGATAAGGCCAAGTTTGATCTGCATACGGTCGGACTTGTCCTCTATCTTCTGAAAATCTATCTTTGAGGGAGCGGCCTTGACCTGTTCCCATCTCTCCGGGGTCAATTCCTCGCCGAGACACATAAGGGCTGCGGCGACATCGGTCTGCGAGAACTCGGCTGTAACTGTTATTTTTTCGTCCATTTTGTTGAAAGTGTTGGGGTTTATTTTGTTGTATGAAAAAGAATGTCTATCTTTGCAATCCCATAGGAGGCCGCTGTGGGTTCTTTCGAGGAGGCGGCAACCTGCCCGCGCTGCGGGCTTTTTTTATGCCTATACATCATGTAGGCGAATATCTGCCGAGCCGTCCTCCTTTCGCACCACACAGACAATATGCTTTACCTGTAAATGTCGTGTCTGCCGTTTAAGCCATTTAACGCCGTTGGTAATTTTGCTTGGATGGTACATACTGCCGTCGTGGAAATAGAGGCACACGGTATCGGCGGCAATACGGACATCAGAGCGGGCATTATATCTCGCAAGCTGCTTGTTCTTATCCCGGAGCGCAGAGCCATAATGCCTTTTTTTCGATGTTATAGAGCGAATATCCATCATCACGCCGTCGAGCTGCATATCAAGAGCCGGGAGCGTCCGACCCTTTTTCTTCTTGCTCTCGTCGCAGAGGATAGCCGAATGGCCGCTTTGGAACAGAAGCCGCTGCACCTCATTTTCAAGATCCGCGCCTGTCATGCCCCACCGCAGAACCTGTGCATTATTGGATGTGGTATTGTGTCCCACATGGGCGGCGGT